CTCTTCATCATATGCAACTGTTAAATCCAGACAAGAAATTGGAAATACAGGAATACAACTGGAGTGACGTAGAGAAACGCTTAGGTCGCGATCCAGACTTACATTAATTCATTATAAATAGTTTCATGGAAAAATCTTATTTCATGGGACGCGACGGGTTTCAGTGGTTTATCGGCGTTGTCGAAGACCGAAACGATCCAGAACAAATCGGCCGTGTGAGAGTGCGATGCCTTGGTTATCATACCGAGGATGTTGTTGCACTCCCCACGGCTGATTTACCTTTTGCACATGTTATGCATCCCGTAACAGACCCATCTATGCAGGGAATAGGAACAACACCCTCTTGGTTGACACCCGGCTCTTGGGTTGTGGGGTTCTGGCGTGACAACGAGTTTCAGCAACCCCTGATTATTGGCACATTACCCGGCACACCACAAGAAGTGGCAAATCCGGCAGAGGGTTTCAACGACCCTCGTTCTGATGCATCTCCACAACAAGACTATTTGATGGACCCTATATACGGTCCATACCCCGGCGATAGAGATAGTGGTCACGATATCGGTGAACCAGATACTAGTCGTCTTGGAAGAGGTGAGGCATCTGAAGGTCATCAGTCACTTATAGACAGGCGAGCACGAAGACTGCGTGGTGATCCCGCACCAGCAATAGAACCGACAGACCCTAATGATAAAACAGGTGTTCCCACTGCAACAAAACCTAATCTTGCAAGTGTATCTGATTCATCAGTTAATGAAACAAGAAGTTTTTTCGAAGAGCCGCACCCAAAAGGGTTTGCATCTAATATTGACCCATACATCTCTGGTGTTTACCCATATAATCACGTTGTAGAAAGCGAGTCAGGACACATAATAGAAATTGATGACAGTCCCGGCGCAGAAAGATTATATCGGCAACACCGTACAGGAACATTTGAAGAGATACACGCAAACGGTGATAGGGTTACCAAGGTTATTGGTGATAACTATGAGATTGTAATCGGAAACGGCAACTGTGTTATCAAAGGTTCGCAGAACATTACGGTGGAGGGTTCTGTTCGTCATCTAATAAAAGGTGATTACATACTTGAAGTCGAAGGTGACTTCTTTAGAAAGATACATGGTAATGAACGTGTCAAGATTGGTGCAAAGTCTGATGCCAACGGTAATCCTATCGGTGGTAATCTTGAGGAAGAGATTGTTGGTAACCATGCGTACAATATAAAGGACAGTGTGAAAGGTCGCGTTGGTGGTGACAGGATTGTCACTACAGAAAAATCTAGCGTTGATATAATCGCGGGACAGTATAAACTATCTGTTGAAGGTAAGAAGATGGACTCCAATCCAAATGAGAGAGGTGTGCACATCAAATCATCGAAGGATTATCTGCTTGACGTAAACGGTAACCTATCGCAATCAACTATCTCTGGTATCGTGTCAATCAAATCAGGCTCCACACTAAACATGAAGTCTGCAACTGCAATGACTATCAACCCAGAGACAACACTAACGCAAACCGTTGGTACAGCATGGACTTCAACTACAGGAACGACTTGGAACCATACATCTACAGGTAATGTGCAGATTGTTGGTGCAAGAATCGACTTTAACCCATAGGTGCAACATGGCAGAGTTTCAGTTTTTATTACATAACGGTTCTTTTGTTACATATGATGATTGGGAGAATGTACCAGAGGACTTACAGTTTAGGAATGTTATTAAATTCATACCTGATTATCCAGAGGCACCACACACAGAGGATGAACACGCTGTGATGGCGGTATGGAATGACAGGTTACAAGAACTATTGGAGAGAGAACGTGCCAGCAGCAACTAGAATTGGAGATGCAGATGTGGCTCATTGTTCTGGTATGACTAGAGCAGAGGGTTCACCAAATGTATTCGTAAATGATATCGCATGGTCAAGACAAGGTGACAACAATACATCTCATCTTCTGCCCGGCGTACCGTGCCCCTCACATGCAGCACCTATTACAACAGGTTCTAGTAGTGTGTTTGTGAATGGCAAAGGTGCGGGAAGAATTGGTGATGCCATAACTGGTTGCACATCTGTTGCAGCCGGAAGTTCTAACGTATTTTGTGGACCGTAGGAGTAGATAATGGTAGACTTTTCAAATCCTAATCTATGCGGCGCAAGTCCTCAGATGAACGATGTGTTTGCGAAACTGGAAGCAGCAGCCGATGAGATTGAAGCAAAGATAGATGAGGCAGCATCAACTGCTGCATCTGCGTTTCAAGCTGCACAAGATGAAATCAATAATGCAGTCAATCAGTTACAGACAATTGAGATACCAGAACTGCCAAAACTAAATCTTCAAGCAGAGATAAAAGACCTTACAACATTAACCGAGGGAACCCCCCAGTACGCTGCTGCGCTGGCAAACATCACAACAGAATTTGAATCTACTCTAACCAAAGCAGGATTTGAATTAGGGACTCTTATTAAGGATGCAACATCTACTGCTGCATCAGGTGGTAATATTTGTGGTGTTATTCCTAACTTTGAGAAAGAGGCAGGGTCACTTGAGGATGCAACACAAAAAGCAGAGGAAGTTTTACAGGCAGCAGTTGCACCATTAACTGAAACTGTATCCACTGTGACACAGAATGCAGATATCACAACGCAAACAGAGGAAATAGAAGTTGATGTCGCTGCGGCACAAACTCCACTGAAGACAGAGGCAACACCATTAGAAGAGGATGCCGGTGCGTACTCTATGGTGCCTGAGGAACAAGTCAAAACAATAAGCACGGGCACTGGTGAAACAAAAGTGGTGCCTAAAAAGGTGGAGAAACCAGAAGAACGAAAGAATGTTGCACCAAAGTCAAAAGCAGATGGGTTTACTCACAGGATATCTACTAAAACAGAACATTTCTCAGATAAACAAATCACGCTCTCGGCCGGTGATGCGGGGCCGACGGAAGTTGTGGTGGAACTTGAACATGTGCCAGTTTATGGTTCCATAAGGATAACGCAATATAATTTATCTGAAGATGAAGTCACTACATTTGAAACAACATCTATTGGCACTGATGGTAAACCGATACTTGGGTATAGAGAAACGTATGGTATTCATGGTGAGGAGATACTTGTTCAATTCCCTCATCAAAGTGGTCGAATTTTTAATCTACGTTCCCGTGCGCGACCAAAAACTCTTAATGAATTTGCAAGTGCTTCTGTGAAGGGCAATAAACTTACAATCCTAACGCCATACTCAGTATCGGATGAGCATCCCGGCGACTTAGAATCAATTACAATTCGGCCGGGAAAAAGACTTAAACTAGTTAAAGTTGATATGAAAGGACCAAAAGCGGCAGGCTTCAATATCACAGATAAATTTTATAACAAAAAATTTAAGGGGAGACAATTTTCGATATCATACAAATATAGAGAGAATTACGATCCAGAGCCATCAACATGATTATAAAAAGAAAATCTATAGTCACACTAAATATACTTTATTGGATGCCTGATTATCAGGACATTCTGCAAGAGTTTATATGGCAAACACCAGATATTAAACCAGAGTATCCAAGAGTGCACAAGTTTTTGAATTTCTGGCATGATAATATTGATGCAGTTATATCAGAGGTTCTTTTATGCGATGAACATGATACATCATACAGGCCAGTGAAGGAGATTTATAATGGCTAAAAGAAAAAAGAGTAGGGCACATCAGGTATCTAAGGGTGAGCGTTCTAACGTGAACAAGAAGGTGTGCAACGCGATGCGTAGTGATACATCAATGTTGCAAAGAACAATTAATCAAAGAGAGGCTTGGATGAAGGGTAAGAATGTTATGGTTACCATTCCTAATCCAAACGACAAAGAAACAAACAAAAGATTCATTCGAGTGAACGCAAAAGACATTTGGGGTTCACCTAAGAAGTATATTATGAAACAAAGTGCGAGTGAGTGAGTATAAATAATACAAAAAGGATTACTCATGGCAACCGAAGACACATATTTGAATACTGGTTACTCTGATGGTCAGTCCAGAAATGTTAATACAGGAAGAGATGCACAAGTCTATAAAGATTTAGATTTGTTTTTTTCTAAGAAGAACACATCCGCTGATATATCAAAGGTACAAGGAATTCAGGCAGTCAAACGTGCAGTAAGAAACCTTATTCTTACTAATACCTATGAGAAACCTTTTCATCCAGAGATAGGGTCTGGTATTCGTGAACTTTTGTTTGAACCATTGAGTCCTGTCACTGCATTTGTATTATCACAGAGAGTAGAAGATGTAATAGAAAACTTCGAACCAAGAGCAAGACTAGTAGGTGTGCGGGCCTTACCAGACCTAGACCGCAATTCGTATGAAATAAGTATTGAGTTTTATGTCCAGAATGCTCCTACAGAATTAGTTGATACCACAGTTCTATTAGAGAGATTACGATAATGGCAACAACACCAAAAAGACTTGACGTAACAGAGTTGGACTTTGATGAAATCAAAGACAATCTAAAAGTATTCCTCAAAGGACAAACAGAATTTACTGACTATGACTTTGAGGGTTCGGGTATGAATATTCTTCTCGACACTCTAGCATACAACACTCACTATCTTGCGTTCAATGCAAACATGCTCGCAAACGAAATGTTCCTTGATAGTTCAGCATTACGTTCCTCTGTTGAAAAAAAAAAAAAAACATTAGGATATGTTCCACAATCACCCCGAGCTGCAACTGCAACTGTAGAAGTTGCCTTAACAACAACTAATGCAACTGCAACAATGTCTGCCGGAACTGTTTTTAATACAACCATTGACGGTACTTCATTTACTTTTGTTAATCCAACAGAAACAACTGCAACTAACATTGGTAACGCAGTTGTATTTTCTAACCTTGTTTTATATGAGTGAACTTATGTAACATCTAGGTACACAGTGGATACTCAAGATGTTGAACAAAGATTTCTAATCAATGAAGATAGAGTTGATACTCGCACACTCACGGTAAA